GGCTATCGAGGCCAGAAGGGCGGAGCCCATACGCTGCCGTGGCGTGAAAACCGGGACATCCTCGCTCGCATCGCAACGGTGCGCCGGCTGAAGTCGCAAGGACTGAGTAACCCCGAGATCGCCTTGCGGTTGAATGTCAACGCTGCCACGGTCTGGGAAGACACCCAACGTGACAAGGAGTTGGCAGCCGAATCGGTGACCGACGCTCGAGAAGAGCACATCGGCAACCTCCGCGAACTCTGGCGGATGACCCACGACCTGCTGAAGGACACGGACGCGAAGTCGCTCAACAAGAGCGCCCTGGTCGGCCAGCTCCGTCAGATCGAGATGGACATCGCCAAGCTCGACGGCTCCCAGGTCGACCGTTCCGAGGTGGAGGCCACGCTGCACAATGGCGACCGCGACCTTGACGAAGAGATCGAGCGACGACTTGCAATGGTCGCGAAACCTCGACTCGTGGAGCAAGGCCCGCCTCAACTGGAGGCTGCAGGCTAGACCCGAGCAACTCCCCCCGGTCGGACACTGGCTGACCTGGCTGGTCATGGCCGGCCGAGGGTTCGGCAAGACCCGACTCGGCGCTGAGGCTGTCTCGGAGTACGCCAGAACCCACGCAGGGGCCCGCATCGCCCTGGTGGGCCCGACTTGGCGAGACGTGCGCGACACCATGATCACCGGGGAATCGGGGCTGCTCTCGGTCCTGCCTGACAAGGCGATCAAGAAGTGGAACTCGTCGCTTGGTGAGCTCACGCTGAGCAACGGGTCCCGCTGCTCGAGCTACGCCGCAACGCAGTACGAACGCCTCAGAGGACCGCAACACCATTTTGCATGGGGCGACGAAGCGGCCGCGTGGCCGTACGCCGAGACGTGGGACTTGCTGCTCCTCGGTCTCCGTCTCGGCACCGACCCTCGAGTGATCCTGACCACGACACCGAAGCCTCGCAAGCTGGTCCGGGACATCATCAAGCGCTCGAACACGATCGTCACCCGTGGCAGCACGTACGACAACCTCGACAACCTTCCCCCGGACTACGCCGACCGCGTCCTGTCGCTCTACACCGGCTCACGGTACGAACGCCAAGAGATCTTCGGCGAACTCATCGAGGACGTCGAAGGTGCGCTGTGGTCGCTGGACGAGATCGACAAACTCCGCGTCACCGAGGCGCCGAAGGACATGCTCCGCTGTGTGGTCGGGGTTGATCCTGCCGGCGGGGGAGCGGACGAGACGGGAATAGTCACGGTAGCGCGGGGTTTAGACGGACACGGCTATGTGCTTGCCGACGATTCGGGCCAGTTCCATCCGCAGGAGTGGGCACGCAAGGCGATCGCCGCCTATCACCGCTTCAAGTGTGATCGGATCGTGGTGGAGAAGAACTTCGGCGGGGAGATGGTCGAACACACGATCGCCTCTGTCGACCCCACTGTGCCGGTACGGATGGTCACCGCCTCGAGGGGCAAGATCGTCCGCGCCGAGCCGATCGCCACGCTCTACCGTCAGGAACGCATCCACCACGTCGGGCCGTTCCCAGCCTTGGAGGATCAGATGATCCAGTTCACCGGCGAGACGGGCGACAGTCCTGATCGCATGGATGCCTTGGTGTGGGCGCTCAGTGAGGTCATGGAAGGCTCCAGCGCCTCGGTATGGCTATCGAGCCTCAAGGACGCACCAACGCCTGTACGGACGGGTGGATTGGCGGCACTCGGGCTGAGGCGTCCCGCGTGATGTTTACCGTAACCCCGGGTCTGCAGTAAACATGGCCTGGTGGAACCGGCGTTCACCCGAGGACGTCGCCGAGATCGCCGCCCAGAAGGTGCTGGACAAGGCCATCGCGGCTATCTCGACGCCACAGGGAAGGCAACTGCTTCCCCAGGGCACCCAGACCATGACCGCACAGCAGGCCATCCACGCCGCTCAGACGGTCGGCCTGCTGGAGAATCCACTCCCACGCAACCCGATGGACGCCCGCGTTCCTTTCGGGCCGGCAACGCCGCTGTTGCCGCGTCCTGTCGACCCGAATGGACCGTGGGGCAGGCCAGAACCACGCCGCACCGAATACCCGATCGCGTGGAACCTCCAGCTCACGCAGCATCGGGCGGTTCCCTTCGAGTTGCTGAAGGCTGCCGCCGATCAGTGCGACGTGGTCAGGCGCTGCATCGACATCCGCAAGAACGCGCTTCAGGAGCAAGACTGGGACATCGCCCTGACTGCCACGGCTACGGCTGCGCTGATGGCCGCCGACGACACGGTGAAGTCACCCCAGAAGGCACAGAGCATCGGACGCCAGAAGTTCAGCGGCGTCATCGACCGCATCCGGGACTTCCTCGAAGAGCCCGACGTGCAGAACGGCGAGCACTGGTCCGCATGGTTGGGCAACCTGCTCGAAGAGCACATGGTCTGGGACGCGCTCTCTGTGTACCCGGTGTTCGACACCGTGGGCAGCATGGTTCGAGGTGGGATGCCCCGGGCCTTCCGCATCCTCGACGGGTCCACCATCAAGCCCCTCCTGGACGAGTACGGCAACCGTCCCCTGCCACCCTACCCGGCATTCCAGCAGATCCTCTACGGTTTCCCCCGGGGAGAGTTCGTCGCCGCTCCTGATCCCGACGCGGAGTTCAGCGCCGACCAGCTCTTCTACGCTCCCCGCGATCTCCGTTCGTCTGCCTGCTGGCCCTACGGCTCGTCACCCACGGAGAAGTCACTGCCTGCCGCCGACCTGTGGATGCGCCGCCAGCAGTGGTTGGCCGCCGAGTATGACGCGGGGGTCATCGGACGGGCCAACGTCATCGTTGACCAGACCTTCACTGAGGCTGACCGCCAGCAGCAGGAATCCGAACTCAACGCGAGGATGTCGGGCAACACTAAGCAGCGCCAGCAGTACAAGCTCTGGCCGAAGGTCGAGTTCGACTACCCCCCGTCCATCGAGCAGCGCTACAAGACCGACTACGACGAGTTCCTGATCAAGCAGATCGGGAGCAAGTTCGCGGTCATGCCCACACAGCTCGGCATCGTCCCCAACGCCTATGGCGTGTTGGGACGTGGGACGGAACCCGGCGAGCAGGACATCTCCGAGACGTTGGGAGATGGGCCACTTGAGGAATGGGTCATCGACGTGGTCAACGCCCTCTGCCGGCGCTATCTGGGGATGCCCAAGGAGCTCACCCTCACCTTCACGGGTGGCGGGATTGACGAGGACGCCCAGGTCAGAGCCGAGACCAACCAGGTAAAGCTCTTCTCCGGGCAGAAGACGTTGAACGACATCCGGGCCGAGGAAGGCGACTCGCTCTACGAGTTCCCCGAGGCCGACATGCCGTTCATCAACACGGCGTCAGGCCCGGACTTTCTCGAAGGCGCATCCATCCCCGACCCGGTGCCCGTTATGGGGCCGGATGGGAAACCCGTGCCGCCCAAGGTCGGCCCTGACGGGAAACCCGTCGCACCGAAGCCCGTTGCCAAACCAGCCCCACGGGACGCGGCCACCAAGAAGGAAGCGCACCTCCAGAAGGCTGAGGAGGCCGATCAGTTCCTCACCTTCGCACGCAATCGACAGGGGAAGGCGTGGCGGGACTTTCAGTTCAGCACGGTGACGCCATCGCTCGCCAAAGCCCTCAACGCTGCCGGACAGCGCGGGGATCTCGAAGCCATCAAGGCGATGGCTGCAACCTTCCCAAACGGAGAAACCACTGATGCCTGAAGACATTGCCTACGCCGTCGTCGGCACCCTCACCAAGAGCCGCGTCGAAGATGGCGTGCTCACCTTCGAGGCCAGCAAGGCCACCGGCCCTGATCTCGACGGTGACGGCCAGCGCGCCGACATGTCGTGGGCCATCCCGGCCATGCGCGAGTGGTTTGCCACGGGTGGAAACCTGCGCGAGCAGCATGACCCCAAGCGCGCCATCGGCAAGGCGATGACCCTCGAAGAGCGCGAGGACGGCGCGTACATCTCCGGGCGCGTGGTTGATCCTGTCGCCATCGCCAAGGTCAACGAGGGCGTCCTGCCCTATCTGTCGATCGGTGTCAAGAACCACAAGCTCGACTACACCCAGAAGGCATTGGCGCCCAACGGCATGATCGTCGGAGGTCGGATCGTTGAAGTTTCCCTGGTTGACCGCCCGTCGAATCCCACTACGCGACTGGTACTCGGGAAAGCCGCTGAGCCCGACGGTGCCCTGGAAGTCCCAGAATCCGCCGACCTCATCGAAGACTCCGACGCCGACAAAGCCGAGCGAGTGGAGCACTCACATAGCCACGAGCACAGTGACGGGCACCATCGTCATCAGCACAACCACGGACCGGGAGTCGCGGAGCACCGTGCTCTCGATTCCGGCGTCCCGCACAACCACCAGCACGCCGAGGACGATCCTTCCGTCGTCGCTGACCGTGAGCAGGGTTTGAGCGACGCCGACAAGGAAGGCAACAACAAGGCTGAATGGCCGGACCTCTGGAGGGCTGCGGAAACGCTCGCGTTCGAGATGGGCTACACCCATTCCGACCTCATCGACATGCCCGCTGACCTTTTCAAGGCCGTTCTGTCAACTGCTGATCGCAAGGCGCTTCCCAAGAGCGACTACGTCTTTCCCGACAAGGCCCCAGGCCCGGGTTCCTACCCCATTCCTGACGAAACCCACGCCCGCGCGGCCCTGCGCTTCGCTGCGGGCAAATCTGAGGAGGGAGCCGTGAAGGCTGCCGTTCGTAAGAAGTTCCCTGATATCGAGATCGGCAAGTCCGAGGAACCGGACGAGGAGAAGGCCGCGAAGCCAACCAAGGCCAACCCTGACCCGGACAACGACGGTGACGACGACACCACCGCCGAAGGTGACACCGACCACGACTACATCAAGAAGGACGGCACCCCCGGCCCCAAGGCGAAAGCTGAGGAGCCGGACATGGTGAAGTCCGAGACCCCCGACCTCATCAAAGCACTCACCGAGCCCGACGCCGTCAAGGCGCTGCGGGACGCGATCGGATTCGACCCGACGGCACAGTCCAGCCTGCAAGAGAAGGTCGCAAGCCTTGAAGCAGACCTGGAAAAGGTCATGGGGATGTCGAT